ATCATGTATAGATTGTTCTTCTGTTGCTTTAGGTAAAGTAAAGAACAGATTAACTGACTGTGCTTGGCATATATATTGTTGTCTTTGATACGCATGTTCAACTACCCATATCTGATTTAATTCATTAGCTGTTTTAAATATTTCTTTCTCTTCGTCAGTAAGAATATCAAGATGTTGAACTGAACCTTCTTTAGCTGATATGTCTTTCCAAATTTCTTCAAGTTCTTTTACCTTTAATCCTTTTGACTTTAATATTTTTTCTAAGTATTTGTTTTTAACTTGGTAACTACCTGATAAAGTTTTGTGTGTATATGCATTAGCACGATAAGGCTCAATGCTAGGGGAAGTCCCACTACAAATAATCCCAGAGCTAGCATTAGGAGCAATAGCAAGGAGGTGAGCATTACGCTTGTGCCCACGAGGTAGGTCAGGACATTCACCCCGTAGTTCAGAAAGTTTCCTAGTAGCATCATCGGCATTTGTTTTGATGTGCGAAAACGCTTTATGATTAAAGCTAGTGGCAAATAAACCTTCAAACGATATATCCTTAGACTGTAAGTAAGCATGGAATCCCATTGCTCCCAAGCCCAACGACCTTTCCCTATAAGCAGAGTATGCAGATTTTGCATAACCTTCTTTACCTTCTCGTATATAATTTTTAAACCTTTTAAAATTTGCACCATAACCTCCTAGCTGTGATGTGTCTACTGCATTCTCAATATAATGTTCTATTACATTGTCAAGCATAGTTATTAAATCTTCAATGAACTGAGTATCTTTGGACCAATCATCAAAGTATTCTAAATTAACAGAAGATAAACAACATACTGCTGTCCTTTCTTCATTGGTAGCAAGAGTTATCTCTGAACATAAATTACTTTGTCTTATCTTTAATCCTAAATCTTGTTGTTCTTTAGGTAAAGCATCATTACATGTGTCTATGTTTATCATATAAGGCTCACCTGTTTCTGCTCTAGCATTTATTATCTGCCACCATAAATCTCTAGCATTAATTATCTTAACAGCCTTATTAGTTTTAGGGTCAATCAATCTCCAATCTTCATCATTCTCTACAGCTTGTAGAAAAGAATTAGTTATGTTAATTCCATTGTGTAGATTTAAACATTTTCTATTTATATCTCCACCAGATTCTTTACGCATGTTTATAAACTCTTCAATCTCTGGGTGAGATATATCTAAGTATGCTGCATAACTTCCTCGTCTTGTAGTGCCTTGATTAAAGGCTAGCATTTGTGAATCTACAACATGCATGAAGGGGATTGAACCAGTAGAACGACTACCATGAGTAGTAGGTATACCATTACTCCTAACATCTCCCCAATATCCACCAATACCTCCACCTGAACTTGCCAACCATATATTCTCGTCATAGTGAGAAGATAAACCATCCCTACTATCAGGAACATAATTAAGGAAGCAACTGATAGGAAGCCCACGAGTTGTTCCCCCGTTACTAAGTATAGGAGTGCTAAACATGAACCAACAGTTGGAACTGTAGCTATAAAGTCTTTGAGCCATTTCATAATCTGTTTTCCCCTTATATGTTGCACCAAAAACTGATGCTCTTGCGAATGCTTCTTGGGCATGTGTCTCACCATTCCAGAAGTATCTATCTTTTAATGTATCTAAACTGAATTTATCAAATTCGTTTTCCTTATCATAATCTATTTCTATTCCTAAGTATTGTTTCTTTCCAATCTTATCTTCCAACATCATTGTCATTCTCCTTTTTGTCATGTATGTCTAACATTATTATAGCATAATGTAATATCTTCATCAAATCTTTTCTATTATATCCATCTTTATTACCATATCTTTTAGCATACTTCATTATATTACCCATACAAAAACCTTCTCCATGTCCTGAATCTATAATTACATCTGTTGCCTGATATTTATCTGACGCATAATGTTCTGAATAAGTCTCATCAATATAGTCTTGTAGTTCTTCTACTAACATATCTTCATTAAATTTATACATCATTTAAAATGCCTCCCTTCAACCCAAGCTACTAAAGTTTTTCTAGTGCCGGCTGTTACTGGTGTTACTCTATGTAATAAGAACGAAGGGAAAATTAAAATAGTTCCTTTCTTTCTTAAAGAATCTTGTGGTAATGCTGAACCTGTCCCATCATTTAATTCAAAATTACCACCCTCATATTCACTACCATCTGAAAGCTGAACAGTTATACTTAGCTTCCTATGGAAAGCATTAGGAGTTTCAATGAATGTATCAATGTGCCAATCATAATAGTCTCCACCTGATTCATACTTAGTATATTGAACACTATCTAAATAACTCACATCAAATGCAAAGTTTATTCTATTGGCTGAATTAATATAATTCCACAACCTTGATGAAACATAGTTCCATAATTCTAAGTGTTCATTATTCCAAGATTCTATGAATCCTGTTTTACTTTTTCTTATACTATCTTTAATAAGACCATCACTTACATCGGTAGTTTCACCAACGATAGCCTCATTTATGTTTAGTATTTTTTCTGCTTCTGAATTAATATAATCACAATCATAATTACTTAACGCATTTTCAAAAATCATATTCGATTTCATTCTTCCTCCTTATACCTCTCTCCATTAAATATACATATAAAATATAATCCTAAGTGTCCAGTATTAAATACTTGATGGAACTCTCCATCTTCAATTAAGATTAAATCACCTTCTTTTATTTTAAATCTTTCATAATCTACTTCCATTTCTCCATGACCTTTAATAAAGAAATAAACTTCTTCTTGTCCAATGTGTCTATGTCCATTTGTAGATTTATTAGCTCTTAAAAATGTGCTACTAACTACTAAATTTTTCAATACCTTATTATCTTTAACTAAATAAGTAGAGGTATCTTTTATTATATCTCCCTCTATATTATTAATAGATAATACTTTCATTACTTCCACTCATCTGGTAAAGTTTCTTCACTATACCATCTAAAGTTATTAGCTTCTGCCCATTCAGCATGGGTTCTTTTAGTTCCATCTTTTCTTTTCTTAGCTTGTGGCATAGGGGCATATGGTTTTTGAAATAAAAACACTAACTCATAAGCTTCTACTAATTCATTGAAAGCTTCTCTTATCCAAATGTATTTACTATACTCAGCATAATCCCAGAACCTACCCTTAGCTTCTAGTAATATTATTTTACCATCAATAGTCTTAACAAAGTCAGTCCTATATGTATGTGATACTGTATAATCTATAGTTGAATCATGATGCTTCCATCCTTTAAGAACTGATTTATGAATCTCATATTCCCATCTACTATCATATCCTTTAGGGACATTAACTTTCTTTGGTCTAGGTTTTCTTGGTTGTCTAGCCATCATAGTCCTCTGGAAAATAGTTCTTAGAAAATTTCCAGTATGTTAATATACTATTAAACATCTGTAAATGTTTGTGATGTGTAGACTCATCCCATATATGACAAGCAATTAAACTTGTATCTGCTCTATCAACAAAGATAGAAACTCTTTTAGGTAAGTTTACAAAACCACAGCCCTGTGCATAAGCAGACAACTGCATGCCATGTTCATCATATACTAATTTAGCAGGGTCTTTACCTTCTAAGTTATCTTTAGTTTTAAAATCTACAAAGATACCAGACTTAGAATATAAATCTATCTTACCACCATAACCTAAGTCAGCACAAAAAGAATCCTCTGCTATCCATTCTTCATCAGGAAAATTCTCATCAAGCCATTTCTTAATTACCTTGTATGGTTTGGTTTTACTTTTACCTAAGAAACCTTTCTCAATTAAAGCATGTATTCTAGTTCCTTCTTCCGAAGCTTTGATACCTACCTTCTTAGAATCTTCCATACATCTATAAGTATAAGCTTTGTCTGATTCAGAATCTTTCTTTTCTAAAGTTAATACTGAATTTATAAGCTGGTTCATCTTCCAGTTTTCTAAAGCAGGCTTTGCTATCATGCCCATTATAGTAGTAACAGAAGGAACTAACCCTAAATTTTTAGCATCTCTTAAAGTAGTGTTTCTTTCTTTACCATTAGCACCAATAAGAGTATACATCGGCTCTCCATCCTGAGCATACCAATGTCCTGACTCGGACTTAAACTTATTATAGTTATCTGATTTAGGTTTGTCAATCTTCTTGGTCATTATCTAACTCCTTAAAGGTTTTAAATACATCTGTTGTAAATAGTTTTTGTATACTAACTAACCACATTCTACTTGCATTATGGTCACCACCACTTACTGATTTTTTAAAGTCTAACTTTTCTATTAGCTGTCTAAGTTTAGGAACTTCAAATACTAATGTGCAAAATATGTGGTCATCAATACAAAGATTATGAAACCAATAGTCTGCTTCGGTAGTGGTAATTCCAGAAGGTTTACCATATGATTCATATTCAATACATATGTTACCTGTCTTCATCCACATACCTCTTTCAGATTTAACTTCAATCTTTTTATTAGTAAGCATGTTTGCTATCTTATCTTCTTTTATAGTTCCATATTCCAAATCAATATCGAACTTCTTTCTATCTTCTTTAGTGGGTTTCACTCCAATCACCTCCAATTTTATATTCACCTTTTAATTCGCAACGCATATTAAAATACTCACCTGCATTTTTAATTGCATTACACCCTGATTCACCAACAAAATCTGCTTGCGATTCCTTAACTTGTATCTGCCATTCATCATGAATATTAGCTACAAACTTAGCATCTATCGCATTTAATTCTAACATATCTTGTAGTAGGCACATAGCCTTTTTCATCACTATCGCACCACCACCTTGTAATAAGGTATTAAGTGCAGCATGTTGACTTCTTACATATATCTTTCTTCCATCTAATCCTTTTAAGAATCCTCTATTAGAAGCTTGCTGAACTCTATCTCTTAGAGTTTTAAGAGCAGGCAGGTTGGTGAAGAAAGTTTGCTTTAACATTTTACCTTTCTTAATTCCACCACCTGCTACGCTTCCTATCTTAGCATCTCCTGCCCCATATACTAAAGCGTATATAAAAGTCTTGGCTTGGTCCCTAGTTTTAAGACCTGCTAAGTTTTGATTAGTAGTATGTATATCCCCATGAATAACCTCTTCAATATAATCTTCGTCATTCATATAGTGTGCTAACATTCTTAATTCTAAACCACTAGCATCTATACCTACTAATTTATATCCTTCTGGAACAGTCCAACAAGAACGACACTCCTTTCCAAAAGGGCTACCTGCATTAGGAACCTGTGCCATGTTAGGATTTCTGTGTGTCATCCTACCTGTAATAGTTCCATTAGGTATAACTCTACCATGAACTCTATCGTTTTGTAAGGCATCTATCCATGATGATATTTGTGCTATCCTTTTTTGGAATAGTAAGAAGTCTGCTATTAGTTTAGCTTCTTCAATGTGTTCAATCTTTTTAAGTGTGCCTTCATCTACAATAGGCTGACCTGTCGGTGTGAATCTAACAGGCTTCCAACCAAAGTCCATTAAGTATTCACCAATTTGTTTACGACTACCTAGATTAAACTCAACTAACTTCTGTCTCATAAACGATTGAGTATGGTCTGATTTTTGTATAGATTCATACTCTTCATCAGTAAGTCCTCGTTTAGATAATGTTCCATCTTTCTTTATGTAGG